ACTCTGTATTGTGGTCTACATTGGACTTCATCATAGTGATGTTAGTTTCTATAGTATTAAGACGTTCTATAATACCAAAGTATGCCCATGTAGCTAAAGAAGCGGCGGCAACCATGCTAATAATATTACGCAGAGGTAAAGATACCTCTGTATTTTCACTTAGTTTAGCCGCCATTTATTTTCAAAGCATTCTACTTCCAGCTACCGCCCATTTCTTTATACCGCTTTGATGCATAGCCATTTGCGTATGCAGAAGGGTATACTTTATATTTACGCTTGGCTTCAGCTTTTGCCTTAGCCCACAGCGCTGGTTTTGTAGGCACAGGCTTTTTAGATTTTGATTTTGATTTTTTCTTAGCCATAACTAATTATTTCTTTTTAGTCATACCACCGCGCATACGCCTTGCCATTTTCATAGCACCGCCACCGCGCATTTTTTTAGTCATGCCGCCACGCATCTTTCTTGCGGCCATTTTCATTTTACCCCCACGAGCTTTCATGGGTGCTTTTTTCTTATGCATTGGCATTTCTTAGTTTCCTTCTTTCTAAAACAAGATTTTCAAACACATTTTTTGGAAAGTGTTTGTAATATCCCGACTTTTCTAAGCTAATTGCAGCATCATCTAACAATGATAACCGCTGTACGAATACCATACAGTATTCTAAATCTTCCTGTTCCTCTTGAATCAGGAAGTCCAACCCTGCATCTACAGCATCATAATCTGGATGAAACACCATCAGGTGCATATCCATATTAGCTATAGACAGTGCTTCGTTCATGCCGTCGCACCACCCGTCAAGGTATTCTATATCAGGTAGCTGTTCGCTAGCCCAAATGACTATATCGTAATTATGCTGGTCAAAATTCTTGACTTCATACTGCAAGCCCTCAAGACCAGTGTTAATACTAAAACTAACTTTATTCTCTGCCCATGCTTTTTGTGCATAAGGACAGGGAGGTAATCCATTTAATTTATCATTCGGAACTTCTAAAAAATCATTAGACCATTTCCGGATATTAGCTTCTACGGGATGCACGTGTCTTCTTCTTTTGTTGTTCTATGAATTTACGATATACTGCTGCCGCAGAAGTTTTACCAGCCGCTTTCGCCCTTTGTTCCATAGCAATCGCAGCTTGTGTTTTATGGGCATGTGTTCTACTAGATGCACGTATTTTGCGCACAGATGCTTCTGCATCTTTCTTTGTAGCAAACTTTAGACCATGTATAGTGCCCTTTGGATTTTCATCCGTGTACAAGTCGCTATGTTTTTTGCTTCTTGCAGGTTGGCCTTTTTTTCTAGGTATTCTTGGAGCCACTTTTATTCATATTCTTTTCAATTGCACGTCCACGTGCTTTTTCATAAGAAGATAACTTACCATCTTTATCTAGGTCAGCCTTATCTGGATTCATAAGGTTAGCCCCTGCCATCATACGTGGCACGTTTGTGGGCAACTCCATAATATGTTTTGTGCCGCCCTTCTTCTTACCTGAAGGAGGATTAGCTTTTAAGTCACGTACAGCAACGGGGCTTTTCAGATACTCTGCCATTGCCATAGTTTCGTCCCGTTTTAAGTCAAAGAAATTTTGACGAGCTTGCATTTCATCTTTACTACTTAATTCTGCCATGATACTACCTTTACTTTTTATTCCGCTGCGAACTGTTTGTAGGCAGTTGCATGATATGAGGCTTAACGCTTGTGCCTCCGTCGCGTCTAACTGACATGCCGAAGCCTTTTAGAAATGCATTAAGGGCATCTTTGGAGGCCTGTCCCATGTCTTTAGCAGCTTTAACCGCTGCATCTACTCCGCCATCTAAATCAAATATGGGTTCAGACTTACCCTCTGGTACTCCATAAAAGGTCTGGCCACGTGTGCCTTTGTTCTTAACAAATTCTCCACCAGATACTTTTCTGACTTGTTTAGTCACCTTTTAGCTCCCCATGATGCATAGCATGTGCTAGCTTGTGGCTACGTCCTTTTACCTGTACAGCCCAGCGGCTGTCTAGCATCTCACGAGATGCGGTTGGAAAATCACCTTCATGAATTGCCGCCCACATCTTTTTAAACCCGCTTAACCTTGGCACGCCCATATTAAAGGCCATGTCTACAAGGACAAGCTGTCTTACACTGTCTAAGTCTTTTACGCACGGGTGCGCTTTTACAATTTCATTTTCTACTATTTCTATGTCATTCTCAAGTAGAAAAGCCGCATCCGCCTCTGTAATCCCATGTTCATATATTGTATCTATGTTAGGTATATCCATGGCATCCAACTCTTCTTGGCTGATGCCCCTGTCTTCAAGATTTCTACCAACACCAATGGTATCTATACCCAAAGTATCTTGATACACCTCTAAGCGTAGCCCTTCGCTCTTAATCAACTGCTTAACTAAGTGTGTACGAATATATTTCATACCGCGATTCCTTCTTGCTTGCTCAGGCGTTGTCCGCTGAGAATGGTCAAATACCATTACTTACCTTTAGCTTCACGTCCTAGGTAAATACCGTAGACACCTGTCATAACACCCATGATAACAGACACAAATGCAGATTGCTGTGTTGTTGGGTCTTCTAAGTTCATGAACCATTCTGCGCAGCGCCACGACATAGCTACAGAAGCAATCATGGTTAACTTTGCAGTAACATTAAATTGCAGATATCGTTTCCACCAATCAGCCATTATTTTTTACCAAAGAATTTTGTAGCTGAACGTACGCCAAAAGAAGCGGCAACGATAACTCCCAAGGAATATTGATACCACTCAGGCATTTTGTTGAGTTGTTCAAAGCCATTCTGCACCACACCTTCCATGCCGGGTATAAAAGCTAGTATTAGCGGAATACTAAATAAAATTACCAGCCACTCGTCCTTCCAGCTTGAAGACGAAGCACGTGCCATCTCCAAGTCCCAGTCAATCTCACCGGTAGCTTTTTTCTGCATTACTACAGCTTCAGCTTGCGCCTTGGCTACCTTTGTAGCAGACTGCGCCTTCTTTTCTTCTACCTTGCCCTCAAGCCATGTAGAAGCAATATTACTTATTGGCCCTATCAATGCAGTTAGCATTTCCACCTCTTACGTGCTTGGCGTAAACGGCTGTTCGGATTTTTAGCCGCTTTAGGAAACTTCTTCATTTGGCCGGCGCTACGAGCGCAGAATGACTTACGCCTTTTAGCATCCTTACTGCCCGGTTTTACTTTTCCTGTTACCGCCGTCTTAAGCTTACTGCCTGGATTAGCACGCCTGTAAGCTTTAACACCCGCCTCAGTCATCCCTGCCCCAGATTTAGTGGGGCGGAAGTTCTTTTTGTTACGGGGAGGCATTTTACTCGGTTTACGAGCCATGGATTACCCTTAAGTGCCAGTGGCACCATCTATTTTGTTACAAGCAGGTGTAATCTTCAACTCAAAAGGAAACAAAGTGCCAAAATCCCTTGACATTTCCAGATGACGAGCCTCACACTCTTGTATTGTATCATACGGCCCTCTGTTATCTTCAACGATTAAACATCCAGTAGGCAGCATAGGCGAACACGCCAGCATCATAGCAAAAAACATAACTTGTCCTTCTTGACAATTAACTACAGCATAAATATAAAAGGGGCGGAATAAGACGTTGGTACAAATTCCGCCCTAATCTACCACTTGAGAGACTGCAGCGAACCCCGCAGGAATAAGTACAGTATCAAGCTACTATGGCAGGACGGGGTTAACCCCCTTCATACTGGATGAAGCCCTCAGCAACCAACGCTTTTTCAACATCCTCAATACTAAAGTCTTTACCAGTACGTTCTTTAAGTGCCGCACGCACATAATATACGTGATGACTCGGCACATGTGCGTTATAATATCCTTGTGTGCCATATTCTGAACACACCTGCTCTAATAAAGAAGCATATTTACGCTTTTTATTCATATCTTATATATTTTACCACATTTTTGGTATTTTGTGAACCCGTTGTTTTGTCAAGACAAAAAAAATCGCACAGGTGCAATTTAGGGGGTTGACAAGGGGGTCAAAAACATGGTAAAAATTCTTGTTTTTCTTTTTTCCCCTTTTTTCTTTTTCAGGAAACACCCTAGGGAAGTGGCCGAGATGCAAAAAGCTTAGCGTTACCAGTACCCGCTTATGAGATACCCCTTAAGAAATAAACAAAGATTAAAAAAATACTATAAATCACCTGTGTTAATGTGGGATTCAGAATGGGTACAAAAAGATGAAGATAAAAGTACCAGTGATAAAACCGGTAAATCCAATAGTAAAGTCCTTGTGGAAAAAAAGACAACAGATAATACCAAATAAAAAGAAAAGACCCCCTAGAAAAGATAAATACAAAGATAGCGGCTGCGGCCGCTTTTTTTATGCCTAAAATTTGTGCAGGGTGTTGCGTATACAAGTAGCCGCCGACTGGTTTAAGCTTGCATTTTCCTAATCTCGGGTCGGTCTCGTATACAGGTAACGGGTAACCCCCCAGGTGGTCATGCGTACCTGTCTGCGTCACACTTTGCATAGGCCGCAAGTCATTGTTTTTATTGCATTTTGCAGCTGACCTGGATTTTTGTAATATTATTTCAAGAAAAAACCAGGTTTTTCAACGGTTTAGCTGCACCGTCGCCTATGAGACATTTTGAGGCGGATTTGCGCTAGTGTAAAGACTGCCTAAAAAGTGTGCAGGCATGGGTTTTTGTGCATAAAAAATAGGCACTATATGGCTATCCTATATCCGCCTTATAATATTCCCAATCCGTCATGGCCATGACAGTAATATAACTAGTCGAAGACACCATGATAGAAGCCCCGCAGGGAAAAATGATAGTGCTTTGCCAGGTCGTAAGCCATTGTTTTTATTGAATAAAATACCACGACGTCGTGGAAAAAAATGCAGCAATTTCAATGGGTTAACCTGGTTTTGTAATAATATGTCGCGACACACCTATAAAAAGGTAATAATGTTGCGCGCTGCAGAATGCTGATTTATTCAATGATTTCAGCAGCTTGCGTCTTGTGTTTGTATAACAGCCCTATTCTTGCTATATTTAATTAAGGGGTTGCCCCGAAATCAACAGAGTAATAATATTACTCAAAAGACATTGGAAAGGAAATATTATGTCTTACACTTCTACAGTAAAAACAGCCGAACAAGCCACAAAAAATATTGTTGCCGGTCTTAAATCTCTAGCTGAGACAGACGTCAAGCGCACCCGTATAGTGTCATCGCTTGGCATTAATCTTGCCGACTATATCAGCTTTTCAGAGCAGTCATCGCAGACCTTTGATAATGCAAAGGCGCAATTGCGTGAATTGATTAAAACGGTAGTACCTACTGAAAAGAACGCAAAAGGCGAAGACGTGCCAGAACAGGCGGCAGTTGGTAAACTGATGTCATCTGCTCAAGATGCCGTCAAAATTGCTATGCTCTTAATAAATCCTAATTCCGGCTTTACTGCTGGATATGTTCGGAATGATTCCAGAGCCTATGTCTCTGCTGAGACATACGCCGGAATGAATAAAGACGCAAAGGCGAAACATAGCCCAGAAGTTTTTTGGAATAGGTCAATGACCTTTCCAAAAGTGAAACTAGGGCAAGACCCAGTAGACAGCCCAACGTCTTTACTATTGCCGACCGTATCTGAAATGCAAGACGCCTACAAAGTGCATTTTTTGAATGCTGAAGTAGACGGCCACAAAATCAAATCAGCAGAACGTCAAAACGGTGAGGACGTTATTGACACCCCGAAAAAGGCCGTTGCCGCTATCGCTAAATTG